CTCTTTTATTACTTGATCTGGATTATAAATCACTTTCTTGACTGGTGAATACACAGAAATTTTATCTGATACTAATTGTAAGTAATCTTGGTCGGTAGAAAGTATGGTAACCTTTTCAGGAAACCTAGTTGCAAGGTATCCAATAACGTCATCTGCTTCTATTTTATCAATCATTACTAAATCGATAGGTAAGCACCTTAAGTAAGCAATAAGTCTTACAATTTGTGCTGTAATAGATTCAGACTCTTCTTCTTGATTGTCAAATGCATCCCAGTTTGATATTTTTGTAATGTGTCTATTGGCTTTATATTCAGGGTATAGGTACCTTTTATTAGTAGACCCTCCCTGACCGTCAAATACTAAGATAACCCTAGTGGGTTGTATTTGTTTTATTACTGCACCTACTGATTTTAAAAATCCACCTAGACCACCTACGTGATTACCTGCTGGATTTATATGATGAATGGCTACAAAGCTACGAAGAAAAGTATTTAATGAATCAACAATTAAGACTTTACTATTTTTATGCAAGTCTTCGGGGGCTTGACTCTCCATTTCTGCGAACATCTTCTTATAATCCATTCTTTTTTTGTTTTGCGATTGGATTAGCCAATCTATCTGCTATCCTTTCTGTTACTATTAGTATATCTCTCTCTGTAGGTACATAACTATTCATTAACTCCCTAGGAACACCGTCCCAAGAACCTTCATAATTCTGTACATTAAAGCCTCGATTGATACATTCGTTGTAAAGGCTAATGTACCGTTCTTTTAGATAGCCTAGCTTGTCATAAAAAAACGATACATGTCCTTTTCCTAAAGTAAACTGCGGGGGTATACTCTTAGGGTTATATTTACCTTTTGAGACTACGTTTGGAATACGTTTTATCTCTCTATGTTCTGCAATTAAATGCTTACCTGTTAATTCACGGGGAGGTACCCCAATATTAATCCTTGTCATAACATTTATTTATCTAAAGATACGACTATTCTTCTGAAGCGTCAAAGATATCTCTACTATCATCATCAGTTTCGATAATTACTTCGAAATCAGTAGTACCTAAAGTCTTTAACCAGTCTTTTGAGTACTGCTTCTTATAAGCATCAATAGCTTGCTTGGTATCATCGATAAATCCATGTGCAGTCATAATAACTCTACCGGCAGACGTTACATCGTTAACGTGATTCTTATCACAACTAACTTTAGTTCTCTTTGCAAACTCTACATCCTTGCCATTTTTAGTAGCTTTAATCTTATTTGTACCTGAACTAGTAACATTACCGAATGTAACGATTAAAGATGCATCAAAATACATCGTATCACCACCTTTATTCTTCATCTTAGGTTGTGCCATTATATTCTCAGCTTTAGCTACCCAGATTTTGTTAACTGCTAGCATTGTGTTGGTATAAGGCTGACTCTCTTTACGTGATAATACAATCTTTTGGTTAATAAAGTTACCAAATGTCTTAGACATAGCACCTGCATTCCACTCGTTGTTATTCTTATTAGAGTTTATAGACATTTCACAAGGTATACTACCTACTGAATCCCATAAAAATAATAAGTCGTAAGGTAATCTACCATTTTTCTGTTCGTCTAATAGGTCTGCAATAAATGCACCTACGTCTTCAATACTATTTAACCTTTCTCTATCTACATACAAGAAAAAGCCCTTGTAGTCTTTAATTACTCCATCCTCGTCAGCTACTTCTTCATATTGTAAACCCATTTGCTTGGCATGCTCCCAATTCCACTTCATCTCCGTTACAATAAAAACAGGTAAGACGCCCATTTTCTGGGCGCTTACTGCTGCTTCTAATAGAGCTGTTGTTTTACCGGTATCAGAATGACCTCGTAAAAGTGTAATGTGACCTTGAGGTATACCAGGAATAGATAGACAATCTTGAAAGGCTTTTGATAAAGGAATCCATTTTTGTTCTTTCATCTTAATAGATGTACTAGATAAGTTCTTTGATTCTTTGAAGCTATCTAAGTTAAAGGTACCTTTTAAGGCACCCGCTATACTCTCATTAAGAGAAGCTTTTGTTCCTTTCGCCATGTTATGCTACTATTTAAAAAGTTCGTCGAATTCTGTGTCTATATCTGCTTTAGGTTTTGTATTCAAAGCAAATGATGCTGGTTTGGTAGGTGCAGCAGCTGGTGCTGGTGCAGCAGGAGCTGGTTCGTCAGCTGCAGCTTCAGGATGTAACCAACTTAATAAAGATTCTTTCATCTCTTCGTAAGGATACTTCTTAAAGATAGAGAATACTTCTGGTTGATTATTTAACCACTTATCTACTTCTTGTGCATCTTCAGATAAAGGAGTAGTTTTAGTACGAACACGTACCTTAGATTGATTATAACCGGTACCGTTAGTTGCTGCATCTGTAGTTTCAATTGTAATATCACGACCTTCAATTACATCTGTGTAATCTCCTACATCAGGATCGTCGGCTAATGATAATAACTCGGCATAAATTTGCTTACCAAACTCCCATAAACGTACTCCTTTCTCTTCTTCGCCTCTAACGATGACAGGAGCAAAGACACGCATCTTTGGTTCTAATTTCTTAGACATAACCCAGTTTTCTTTATCCCCTGCTGTTGCTAATTGCTTAGAAAATTCAACAATTGGATCTTTTTCACCGAAGTTAACTAATGAAATCATAGTACGGTTACCAATACCATAATGTACTAATACCTCTTTAAAAGGATTTGATCTGTCCCATGTTGCAGGAACAATACGAACGCTGTGTTTACCCACAGTAGGTTTCCATAAGATCAAAGACATGTCTCTTTTTTGACCGCCTGACTTTTGGTTTTGTAGCGAACTAAGTTTCGACTTAATCGCAGATAGGTCCATTGCCATAACTTATTGTTTTAGTTTAAAAATTTACTTATACAGAAATGTAAGGAGAAAAATCCGAATTAGCAACTTAAATAGTAACTATTTTGTGGATTTTTGTAGAAAGCTTTTTTAAATCGTCGCCTTGAGTAAGGAGAACGGTATTTCTATAATTTTGCCACTCTACTCTAAAGGATGTGTCTAAAATTCCCTCATTTAGGGATTTAATAAGAAGATTCAAGCTGTTAATTGTATATAACGTATTGGTTTCCTTCTTTCTATGTAATAGAATAGTATTTGGAAGTACTTTCGTATTGCGATCCTGTACTTCTATATTGTAAGTACATAAGTACTCTTCAGATTCTTCAGATTCCAAAACAAAGATTTTGCTATACATTATAACATATTCTTCTTTAATCGTATCTAGGGTATTCTCTAACTTGTCCTTAGTAGTAAATGTACAAAATAACTTGTTTTTCAATTGCTCTTGTGTTAACTCAATAAATTCCATAATAAATAGTTCGTTTTTTTGCTTAATTTGTTCTAAAAGTTGTAGTTATGCCCTTTCTTGGCTTTTACCCTAAATCTCTCCGCCTCTAATATATCTTTAATATGTGATAGTGTACCTTTTCCGTCTTCTGCTGAATAATCAATGAGAATTGAGTCATATACTACTAAAAGCACCTTGCTTTTCTTATCTTGAAGATAATGCTTTAATTTATCCAGTTTTTTCACGTTATTTACTGTTTCTAGACACTGAATATAGTAATTGAATAGCTTTTGAGGATTAGCATTCTCTAATATAAGTCTTCTTCTGTTCGGTAATTCTAGATACCCGTTGCTTTTGTACGTAGACCACATAGCTTCTACTGTAATTGCTACGTCTTCAAAGAATTCAATATGTTTATACTCGTCCTCTACTCCATTATACATTTGTCTGAATGTAATCTTCTTAGATTCTTGGTATTCTTCAGGGGTTAGTTCGTCTTTACCGAAGTACTGCTTACCTAAATACTCGTGAATTGATTCATCCTGCGGAATTTCAGTGTGCATTGCATTGGCAATCAGCCTTAAATGATATCCGTCAAAGTCAAACTCTACAAAAGCATCGTTTTCCGGTATAAAAGCCGTTCTAGAACCGTTTTCTTTGTTAAAAGCAAGGAAATTTATACTATTAAATGCATTAGTAGGACGCGAGGTAATGTTATACAGGTTATAACATGAATAAACCTTATTATCCCTTAGAGATCTCCCTTTCCAAGGAGTCTCAAAGTACTTATCAAAGACCTTTTCATCAATCAAGATTCCCTGTTCTTCTACCCATTTATACACTTCTGCGTACTTGTTTTGCCATTCAGCATTTGACTCCCTTCCTATATAGTTTCTAACCGTTTCAAACATACATTCACACCTTTCGTAATGTTTTGAAATTGGAATATAGTCGTTTACAGAAGGGGAGTATTTAAACTTCTCGTAGTAGTCTAGATGTACCGGAGTGTAGCATTGAAAATCTTGAATCTTACCGTCTAAGTCTAAAATAGTAAAGTATACGTCAATTCCGTTAGGTAAATCTAGGTAATAAGAATGCCATTTCTTATCTAATAAGTAAACTTTAGGAATACTTTTTAAAAAACTCTGAATTTGATCGATAGAAATAGAAAACCCTTCTGAATGGTTAATTGGAATTATGTAACCCTTCTGGAAATCGTTATAATATAAGACGCAAGGTAAAGTTAAGGCCGGATGAGTATGCTCGGAAAGAGACATTAGCTCAATAAAGCATTTTTCCGGTACAGGCAGCTGTGAAAGCTGCTCTTCAGTTTCGATTACGAAGTACATAACATTTATTTACAGTAAATATATTACATACTTCCCGAAGTAGCAACTGGATCTGGAGTTATTTTTGCAAACTTGGTATACTCGCCTCCAATAAATTCTATTAATCCTCTAAAAGTTAATGCTTTTTGTTCTGTCACTCTTTTATTAGTATCGTAAACACCTCCCTTTATTTGATATTGAGACACTCTCGTATCTTTTAACGGGCCAGTTAATTGCCAAAGTATACTTGTACTCTCATACACGAGGTAGCTGTCTGGATTAATATTGTTTTGAATATTTGCATAATCACTCGGGGATACTTCAATAATATACCCAGGACCGCTCACGTTTTTTGCAAAGTATCTTGTAAAATAACCTAACTGGTAATCAGAATCGATAGGTGTAGGATAGTAAGGTACTAGTTGTGTTAGGAGACTGCTATTAATATCTTGAGCAGTAGCTGCAGCATAGTAGGTAGAATTTAAAACCTTATCGCGTGTATTATTTCTTGTAGCAGCAAGAGTTACTGTCTCAGAGTGTACAGGATCTGTTATAAAGGTAAGCAAAAGTTTATTTTCACCTAATACCGGATTTACACCTGTAAAAGCTTTATTATCAAAAGTAAGGTAGTATCGGCCAGTATAAGGTTTTCCATCTTCAGTTGCAAAAGTATCTCCTCTTGTATAAAGATTTGTTTTTATTCTACTTAAGGGGTAATATTTTAATGCCATATCTTACAGTGTTTTTATGTAATCAACAATAGTCTTACCTTCAGTAAATTCTTTAGTACCTTGTGATATTGGACCATGTCCTACAACCTGACTTTTCTTAAAGCCAAGATATTGAGCAAGACGAGCTGCAGCAATAAGTTGAGCTTTATTATTTGTTTTACTACGTGCTGCTATATCCTGATCGTTTGCTCCAATTACCTCTACCCCTATACTGCTTCTGTTGTAACCAGGTCCTGCATGCCAACCAAGAGCACCGTCCGGTAAGAATCTATGAATACCTCCTTGTTGATCGATTACATACTGTGCGGGAAGACCTCTACTATAGAAAGTAGCGTAGGTGCCATCTGCAGTTCCGCCTCCTCCTGTGTGGTGTATTACAAAATTTGCTGCTGGACTTGTTATAGTACCGGCTCCGTAGTTTGTAATGTCAAATTTATTTTTACTAGTATCGTCTATAATATCAAAGTCGGTTAAAGG